TGATTACGGATACGTTAAGCGAGGAAACATTTGAGGGGAAGTTTGATATTGTGGTAATGAATAGGATGCTTGCTAACATTAAACCAGAGCAGATGATTGAATGGCGCAAAAAGTATGGCTTTAAATTTGTAGTTGATAATGACGATTATTGGCATCTTGAACCTTCACATATACTTTATCAGGATTATATTTTAAAAAAGATACCAGAGCAGATTATAAATTGGATACAGATAGCAGACCTTTGTACTTGCACGCACGAAAGATTAGCAGAGGAAATATACAAGCACAATACAAACATAGAAATATTGCCAAATGCCATTCCATACGGCGAGGAGCAATTTATCTTAGATAAAAAGCCTTCTAATCTTGTAAGGCTATTTTGGTCAGGATCAGGAACGCACGGAAGGGATTTGGAAATACTACGCAATCCAATGAAGCGCATTAATTTCCCTGTAAGGACAATCATAGCAGGATACAATGAAGGGGAAAAACATATTTGGGATAATATGATTTGCGCTTTTACAAATGGTTTAAAGCTAAAGCCTACGATATATAACTATAACCAGGTAACGGAATATATGGCTGCTTATTGTGATTCTGACATAAGCCTAATTCCTTTGGTGGATTCTAAGTTTAATTCAATGAAGTCAAATTTAAAAGTATTAGAAACGGCATCAAAGAAAAACCCCGCTATCGTAAGCAATGTGCATCCTTACAAGGGCTTTTATCCCGCGTGCCACGTCAATAGCCAAAAGGATTGGTATTATTGGATTAAACTATTAACCCACGATCAGGCAGCAAGAAAGCAGTACGGAAATGACCTTTATGAGTATTGCAATAAGAACTTCAACTTACACGAAGTAAATAAGCAGAGGTTTGCTATTTATAGTAAATTGATAGGAAATGCCAGTAATTAAATGCTCAAACGGAAAATATAGAATTGGATCAGGTGCTTGCATATACGATACAGAGGAAAAGGCGCAAAGCGTATGGGCTGCAATTCGTGTATCAATGGTTGATAGTTACAAAGATTATCCACAAGCCGCAAGAGTAAACGCGCAAAGAGCAATAAATATTAGAGATCAATACGATCGTAAATGTGGAACGCCTGTTGGTTGGGCGCGTGCTAATCAATTAGCTAAAGGCGAAAATATTACAAGGGATACAATAGCAAGAATGGCAAGTTTTGAAAGGCACAGAGAGAATAGCAAAGGCGATCCTAAAAACGATTGCGGTGCGCTTATGTGGTTAGCTTGGGGCGGCGACGAAGGCGTTGCTTGGGCGCAAAGGAAACTTGAACAAATTGATAATGAAAAAGCACGTTAAAATATACCTGGATTATTTCGGTTACGGAATAGAGGACTTTATACCTTGTGAGGCTTGCGGATCTAAAGCAGTAGACATTCATCATATAGACGCAAGAGGAATGGGCGGATCAAACAAGGCAGATACGATTGAAAATTTACAGGCATTATGTAGGCAATGCCACGTTGTAATGGGCGATACAAAGACGCACTATGATTATTTAAAAGACATACATAATAAAAAAATAGATGGCAAAGGTTAAAAGTGATTCAAAAAAGGTTAATTTTGGTAAAAGGAAACGCGGACACGCTAAAAAGTCCTTTAACAAACATAGCCAAAGACCTAAAGCATATAGAGGTCAGGGCAGGTAAAATTTAAAACCTATGATAAAAAAAGTAAAGATCACGGAAGTAATTGCTAATCCTAACAATCCCCGTTTAATTAAAGACGAGAAGTTTAAAAAACTTGTAAAGTCAATACAGGATTTCCCTGATATGTTAAACGTGCGTCCTATTGTAGTCAATAAAGATATGGTTGTACTTGGCGGAAATATGCGCCTAAAAGCAATTAAAGAAGCAGGATTAAAAGAAATCAATGTTGATATAGTTGATTGGGATGAGCAGAAGCAAAAAGAGTTTATTGTAAAAGATAACGCAAGTTTTGGGGAATGGGATTGGTCAGACCTGGCAAATAATTGGGATTCAGAAGAACTTACAAATTGGGGTATTGATATTATTGGGTTTAGTAATGTAGAAGATTTGGGCGAAGATTTCAGTTTACCAAACGGGGATAAGTCACCATTTCAACAAATGACTTTCACTTTGGCAGATGAACAAGCAGAGCAAATCAAAAATGCTATTGAGGAAATAAAAAGCACGGAGGAATATAAATACGCTGAAACAATGGGTAATGAAAATTCAAATGGTAACGCTTTATATTTAATCGTAATGCAATGGGCAGAGCAAAGGAAATCTTAATAAAAGTTATACCGAGCAAGATTGCTAATGAATTTATAAAATTAAATCATTATTCAGGCAAGGTTGTGCCTAATAGTAAGTTACATTTTGGTTGCTTTTTAGATGGTAAATTGCACGGAGTATTAAGTTATGGCAGTCCAATGGTAAAAGCAAAAGTTATACATTATGTAGAAAATACAAAATGGAATGAAGTAATTGAACTTAATAGAATGGCATTTGATGAATATTTACCAAAATATAGTGAAAGCAGATGCATAGCAATTACTATTAAACTTATTAAAAAAAATGCTCCTCATATTAAGTGGATATTAAGTTTTAGTGATGCAAACCTTTGTGGTGATGGAACAATTTACAGAGCAAGTGGATTTCAATTAATAGGAGTTAGTAAAAATACAAGTACATATCAATTACCTAATGGCGAAGTAGTTTGTAGTTTAACAAGTTCTGCACATAGAACGAAAGAAAGCAATGGTAAAAGTGGAACAAGTTGGATAAAAGATAATGGTGGTATAAAATTAAATGGTTTTCAAATTAGGTATATTTATTTATTAGACAAAAGTTGCAAAATAACAGTACCTATATTACCTTTCTCAAAAATAGATGAACTTGGAGCTGGGATGTATAAGGGTAATAAAGTAACTTTGGCATCAAGACAAGCAGTAGAAGCATAAAAGTAATGCGTTAGTCATTCCAGACTAAAGAAGGGGTGCAATACCACCCTACTGCTCAAAATAAAAAAGAAGTAAATAAGAGAATATGGCAAACGAACAGAATTTAATACCGGTACAAAAGGGCGAAATAAGAAACCCAAATGGACGTCCGCGTAAATATGTTAGCCTATTAAAAGAGCAAGGTTATAAGCTAAGCGAAATAAACGATACGATCCAAGTGATGATGTCAATGGATATGGAGGAACTTAAAAAGGTTTGGGATAATCCAAAGGCTACAATATTAGAAAAGACGATTGCGGCTGCTATGCGTAAGTCTTTAGAAAAGGGCAGCTTGTATTCCTTAGATACATTACTAACCAGAGTATATGGCAAGCCCAAAGAACAAATGGATATTCAGCAAGATACAAGGATTGAGGTTGTATTTGTTGAAGGCAAAACTATTTTATAGTGCGCATAGAATTACCAAATCCGCATATAAACCAAAAGAAGATATTAGAATGCGATAGGCGTTTTATTGTAGTTATGTGCGGAAGGCGTTTTGGTAAATCAGAACTATCACAGATACTATCAATCAGCGAAGCAATCAAGGGCGGTCAAGTCGCCTATATTACGCCAACGTATAAATTGGCAAAGGCATTCTTTGAAAGGCTTACGGCAGCACTTCCTTTTAAAAACAATATTAGCAACTTAAAGATATATTGCCCTAATAACGGATCAATTGAATTTTATACGGGGGAACGATTGGATAATTTAAGAGGTCGCAAGTTTAATTTAGTTATCATAGACGAGGCGGCATTTATCCCTGACTTAGAATCAGGGTGGCAGAATAGCATACGCCCAACGCTTACCGATTATCAAGGTAAGGCGGTATTCCTATCCACGCCCAGAGGCAAGAACTTCTTTTACTCAATGTTTATGAAGCAGGGCGAGAATGATTGGCAAAGTTTTAAATTCAGCACATACGATAATCCATATATAAATACAAGGGAAATAGACGAGGCAAGATTGCAATTGCCAGAGGTTGTATTTGAGCAGGAATATCTTGCAAACCCTGCTGAAAATAGTGCCAACCCTTTCGGTAACGCATTTATTCAAAGATGTATTAAACCAATATCAGCGCAGCAAATAGTAGCCTACGGGATTGACCTTGCTAAGTCTGTTGACTTTACAGTTATCATAGGGCTTGATAATGGGGGTAACGTGGCTTATTTTGACCGCTTCCAAATGGATTGGCATAATACTAAGGCAAACATTAAAAGGCTTCCTATTGCGCCTATATTAGCAGATAGCACGGGCGTTGGCGATCCTATCCTTGAGGATCTAATAAGGGAAGGCGTAAACATAGAAGGCTTAAAGTTTACAAGTCAATCAAAGCAACAATTAATGGAGGGCTTGGCGCAAGCAATCCAACAGAACAAGATAGGCTATCCTGCGGGGGTAATCGTAGACGAATTGGATATATTTGAATATCAGTTTACGGCTAATGGCGTAAGGTATTCTGCGCCTTCGGGATTCCACGATGATTGCGTTATGGCTTTGGCTTTAGCCTGGCAGAACTTTAACCTTAAAAGGGGATCAGGGCGTTACGCCTTTGCTTAATTACCGCTTATCCTTTATATTTACCGCTTATCATATTTTTAAATAAATATTAATAATATGTATAAAATATGTATAAAAGGTGTATATTTGTATAACAAAACCAAAAAACAATTTTATGAAAAAGTCAATTAAAAAAGCAGTAGTAAGTATTAATAACGAATACTACAAATTACAATTAGGTAGAAAAGCTATTATTAAAAAAGATAGTTTTTATAATGGCGAAAGTCATTATGTAGGTATTTGGGAAGATGATAATACTAAGTTTGAAGCGCCGAGTATCTTCTTTGAAGACTTAGAAGAATTTGCAAATGAAATGGAATTATTGCAAATCAAAACAAACGAGGATAATACAAAACTTTATACTTATATTTCTAAAGATTTACAAAGTAAAATAAGTTTTCAAATGCATCCTAAAAAGGCTTTTGCATTTGCTGTATTAGAAGCAATTAATATCCCTAAAAATATGATTAACGATATCTTGGATGGTTTTATTTTAAAAGGTATTAAGCAAAAGGAATATCAAGGTGGATTTAATGAAGCAATTATGACTATTGCATTTTAACTAATAAACCTAAAAAAATGAAAGTATTAATAGCTTGTGAGGAATCCCAAGCAGTAACAAAAGCCTTTAGGCAATTAGGACACGAGGCTTATTCGTGCGACATACTGCCTTGTAGTGGCGGGCATAAAGAATGGCATTTGCAAGGGGATGTATTTAATTATACAAATCAAGATTGGGATTTGATGATAGCGCATCCGCCTTGTACTTATCTTTCAGTAAGCGGGGCAAGGCATTTATATAACAAAGATAAAACGCCAAATATTGAAAGGTATAAAAACCAAACAGAGGCTTTAAATTTTGTACAAAGATTAATGGATCTTGATATTCCAAGAATTGCAATAGAAAACCCTATAAGTGTTATAAGCAGCCATATAAGAAAGCCCGATCAAATAATACAACCTTATTGGTTTGGGGATTCTGCAAGTAAATCAACTTGCTTATGGCTTAAAAACCTTCCTAAATTGATTCCTACAAATATGGTAGATAAGGGGCAATTTAAAGATTGGATTGATAAAAAATCGGGTAAAGTTAAAAGACAAGCACTATGGTATTATGAGGCTTTACAACAAGCAAAGACCGCTGATGAACGGAGGACTTTAAGAAGTAAAACATTTAAAGGGATAGCCGAAGCAATGGCTACTCAATGGACTAATTTATAAAACCAAAAAAAACAATATGAACAGATTAAAAACCTTACAAGAAAAAAGAAACGAGCAATACAAAGCAGAAAGCCTTAACGGAAAATGGTTTTGGTATATAATGGGCGGTGCTTTATTATTAACGGCTTTAATTGAAAATTTATAACTATGCCATATTCAACTTGCTGCGGCGCACACACTAATTTTGAGGAAATCGACATTTGTCCTGATTGCTTAGAACATTGCGATTGGGAAGATGAGGACGAGGAGGAGGAAACACCAAAAGAGGAATTAGAACAAGATAGGGAAACGGATCGCTTATTAGAACAAGAGCAAATAAACAAATTATAAATCTTGACCACCCTATTTTAAATATTAATAACCTGATAGTAATTAGTCAAACTTGGGGTGGTTATTTTAAATCTATTTTATGACTAAGAATAATTATTTAATGGGGCAGGAATATATGATACGCCTTGAAAATGAACTACTTATAGAAAGGATTGCAAAGATTGAAAAGGAATTAGGCATCAAAGAAAAAGAGAACAAAGATTTAAGGATTCAAATAAAAATGCTAAATTTAGCAATGGCAGACGTTTCTTAAAACCTACACTATGATAACTAACTTTGAGGAAATCACAAAGGAATTAACAGAGGACGAAAAGAAACTTGTCCCTTTAATCATTAAGGGATTAAGTACAAAGACTAAATACAATCCTATCAAAGGTGCGGATATTGTAAACGCAATAAACGAAAATAAAGATAGGTACGGCATTAAGGTGTTTAATGAGCCAAGACTAAGGAAGATAATTAACTTTATTAGATCCGAAGGCATCCTTCCTGTAATGGGTACTTTAAACGGATACTATTGCACAAAGGATCGGGCGGAATTATTAAACCAGATTGAAAGCCTTACGCAAAGGGCGGAGGCAATAATGACAAGCGCAAACGGACTAAAAAAATTTATACTATGAAACAATTAATTGAACTTAGGGATTGGGTGGATCAGCAATGCAAGTCAGGGCAGCCCTTTACTTGCGCAGACGTACTTAATAAGATTGACACAATTTTAGAAACAGAAGAGGATTTCCAAGAACTTTTTGTAACTTCGGCTTATGAAATGGAATAACATTAGCGTTTGGCAATATCAGAATATTGTAAAAACCCTTGCAAATAAAGAAGATGACGAAATAGAAAAGTCGTTTAAACTTATAGGCATAGTTTACAATATGACTGAAAACCAGGTTGATAGCTTAACCCAAGCCGAGTACAAGGCAAAGCTAAAGGAGTGCGATTTTTTAAATAGTTTGCCAGAAGGTAAACCTGTAAAGATCATAAAAGTAAATGGCAAAAGATACCGATTGATTTATGATGTTACAAGGATGCCATTCGGAAGGTATGTAGAAAGCAAGGCATTCGTAGGGGATATATACGGCAATCTTCATAAGTTAGGTGCTACAATGGTTATGCCACAGAAAAGAAATTGGCTTGGCTTATGGGTTGATGATAAGTACGACGCAGCAAAGCACGAAGATTATGCAGACGATATTTTACAAGCTAATTTTCAAGACGTTTATTTTTCGTTGGTTTTTTTTTATCAAGTATTCAGAAATTGGATAGAAGTTACAAGGGATTATTTGGTGACCAAAATGATGATGACGGGGCAGACGAAAGCCCAATGCAGCCAAGTGGTAACAGATTTATGCAGTATTTTGGATGGCATTATTCAGCCAAACTTATTGCCGACCACGAAAATATCAGAGTTGAGGAAGTTTATGACAGATTAACAATAGAGGCTTTAAATACATTATCTTATTTAAAAGCAAAAGCGGATTACGACAGAGAGTTACATAGGAGTTTATAGATTTGTGGTTTACCCCTGCCTATATGGTGGGGGTTTTTTGTGCGGTATATTCAAGCCGGTTATCTATTTATTGTTATGGGTATTAGTCAAGCACAGGCAAAGGCGATAGCAGATGGCTTTTTAAGCACATTAGGGGAACAAAGAACTGTTACTCCTGATATGCCTGTAATTGAAGCAATCCTTTTAAAATACGGCGCAGAATTTCAACAGGAGGCTATTGATAATTTGAACGCAAACAAATCAATAGCATCTGGTAATATAGCGGATATTAGATTTCAGGTTACTAAATTTGGCACTACTTATACTTTGTCAATGGGTTACCCTAAGAATGAACCTGCGTCTAAGTATTGGGATTTTGTCAATCAAGGGGTAAAAGGAACTAAAAATATAAAAGCAGACGGCAAAACGCCATACGCTTTTAAAAGCAATAAAAAGTCAATACCTGTATCAGTTGTAGAGGGATGGCTTAAATACAATAAACTTAAAACAGTTGCGGTAAAAAAATATAGCAAACTTGGAGTAGAATTAAAAGCAATTGATAGCAAAAAGAGTATAGCGGCGGCAGTAGCAAAGTCAATACATAGGAAAGGTTTAAGATCAACCAGGTATTTTGATAAGGCGAGGGATAGCGTATTTGGATCTGCTTTTCAAAAGATTATGAATGCAGCATTAGGATTTGACGTTGAAATAAAAATTACACAAATAGCAAACGAAATAAAAGATGGCAATAACAATAGAAAGTAGTCCTGCAACTTATAGCAGTATGCACGACGACCTTTGGTTTGTAGCGAGTTCTACAAATGTAGGCGAAACTTCCTTTAAGTTTATTTATGATATATTCATAGATGGCGCACAGGTTAGCAGAACAAAGATATATCCCGCACCAAGTGCAGAGGGTAGCTATGGCATTTACAATTCAAGTCCTGTGGTTAGGGCTTATGTTGAAAACTACTTTGAGCCTTCCGGTAGTTCAATCCTTGTGGCTACAAATGATAAAATAAAGGTTGATTATCAATACAGGGTAGGCGAATCATATTTTGACGTTTCAGGTCAACCAATAAATGATTATAATTTAGCATCTGGAAATTTAAGTGCTTACAATTACTATCCGCCTTTATTTGCGGACATTCTATTTGTAAACAATAACACGCCTTTGGTTTTATCTGACTATTATGACAACTTACTTTTAGAAAATTACACGGATGATTGGCTTACAGAAAGGGATACAGATAATATTGTTTTAGAATACGGCGACAACTTTTTTGCTACCTATCTAAAAATAACTGCGGGATCTTACAATGCTTTTATAGATGTAATTAACGAAAGCGGTGCGGTTATTGATACGGCAAGCGGAAGTGTAACGCTAACAGGACAGATGAATCTATTTAACCTACAAGCAGGGCATATTAATACTTTTGCAGGTAGAACATTAATTACAGAGAACACATACGGATACAATGTTTATTTAAAATTAGGGGTGGCAGATTCGCGTAAACTTAAATTTGTACAAAAGTGTTATCCTAAGTTTAAGCAATACAATTTACACTTCCTTAATAGATTAGGCGGTTGGGATACTATGAAATTTGCATTGGTCAATAAAAGGTCAAGCGAATTTAAAAGGGCTTCATATAGGCGCAATGATTGGCAGTTGGTAGGCAATCAGATGCGAAATAATGATCCTTACAATAGGTACAATGAAACTACTTTAAACTACGCGATTCAGCATACAGATAAGTACAAACTGATAAGTGATTGGGTTAGCCAACAGGATTACGAATGGCTTGCGCAATTAGTGGCGAGCAGCATTTGTTATATGGAGGTGCAAGGTGCATATTTTCCAATAACAATATCTGATACAAACTACGAATATAAATTAGAAGTAAGCGATAAGCTATTTAACTTTGAAATAGGAATAGAGGTAGGCAAATATACAAATAGTCAATTTAGATAATGATTAGTACAGAAATATACATAGAAGATTTTAGACTTGATTTAGTACAAGATATTAGTACCGAGTTTACTTATACGATTGATGATATTACTGACTTCGGTAGTAAAAACACAAATTATAGTAAAACAATATCCATAACGGGTACGGCTACAAACAATAAAATATTTGGCTTCATATTTGATTTAGCAAATGCAAATGATACGGATAATAGTTTACCAAATGTTAATTACAATTTTAACGCTTCAAAACAAGCTAATTGTAAAATATTTATTGATAAAATCCAAATATTTAAAGGAACTTTAAGGATATTAGAAATTGTAATTGATGATAAAACTATTGAATATCAATGTTCTGTGTTTGGGGAATTAGGCGGATTTATAACTACATTAGGAAACAATAGATTAACAGACTTAGATTTTAGCGAATACGATCACGATTATAATGTAACAAATATAAAAGCAAGTTGGGATACTATTGCAGGATCAGGTTATTTTTATCCATTGATTGACTATGGAAATGTAAGCACAGACAAAATAAATTTTGAAGTTGAAGCATTTAGACCAGCTTTATATGTTGCTGAATATATAGAAAAAATATTTGAAGGCACGGATTATACATATACATTAGATTTATTACCAGGAGATCAGGAACTATTTAATAGGCTTATAATCCCACAGAATCAAAAGAGTTTTACTAAAACAACAAGTGATTTTCCTGTTGCGACAAGGACAACAAGCCTTACAGTTTTAGGATCGGCATTATATCCTTTTACAACAGTAACAGGATCTGGATTAGTTCCAAGTTCAGGCAATAGGGTTTTTACTTATACCGGAACTACAACTATAAATTTAAAAATAAACTATTCATTTTCAGGGGATTCAACTGATGGTATTTTTTTTATTTTAAAAAATGGGGTTAGTGTTTATTCAGAATTTTTTAGTGGAAGTTTTGGAGTAGCTGGGGAGTTTACAATATCTATGAATGCTAATGATGCAATTAGTTTTAGATTTACCAATGCGGCATCAAATAAGACTGATCCGCCGGTTACAATAACAGAGGGCGAAGTATCTTTTTTTTCTGATTCTGTTGTTCCTGTTCTTGTAAATTATGGGGATGCTATAAGTATTGCAGATTCAATTCCTAAGGGTATATATCAAAGAGACTTTTTTTTAAGCATTACAAAAATGTTTAATTTGTATGTTTATGAAGATACTTGGGATGATAAAAAAATAATGATAAAACCTTTTATCAACTTTTATCCTGAATCAAGCGCGACGGCAATAGATTGGTCTAATAAGATTGATAGGGCAAAGCCTTTGAGTATCAAGCCAATGAGTGAATTAAACGCAAGATATTTTCATTATAAGTTCAAAGAGGATAATGATTTTTACAATGAGAATTATAGAAAAAAATACAACGAAAGCTACGGAGATAGGATTTTTGATACTGAATTTGATTTTAGCAAAGAAACTGAAAGCCTAAGTGTAATATTTGCGCCAAGTGTTTTATATCAAAAGACAGGCACAGATAAAATTTACCCTGCTATTTATAAGGTATCTGATAATAACACAAAAGAAAATTCAATGGATTGTGTTATCAGAATAATGCAAGCTAAAAAGATAACAGACAGGACAAGTTGGGATTTATTAAACAATGCATCACTTATTGAATCATTAACTACTTATGGTTATGCAGGGCATTTAAACGATCCATTTACAGCTACAAACGATATTAATTTTGGTGCTGCAAATGAAATACAATTTAATGGATCACTACCTTCAACAAATTTATTTAACGCCTATCATAGTGAATACATTGCGGAAATAACAAGTAAGGATTCAAAGCTATTAACTTGTTCTGCTTTATTAGATACTGTTGATATTATGAACTTAGATTTTAGTAAGTTTTATTGGATTGATGGGGTATTATTTAGGTTGAATAAAGTAGATGGGTTTAATCCAATGGAATATAAGACAACGAAAATTAGTTTATTAAAGGTTATTGAAACAAAATATTTTTTATAATGGCACAGAATTTAGATCTAAATATAAATATAAACACAAAAGGTTCAGAGGTAATTGGCGTAATAAGAAAAGAACTTAAAGAAGCAAATGGCGAATTACTAAAAGCCCAGACTTTATATGGTGATTATTCTAAGGAAGCGATTGCTGCTGCTCAAAAAGTAGCTGAATTAAGGGATAAAATATCAGAGGCAAGAGAAACATCAGACTTATTTGATCCTGGCAAAAAGTTTCAAGCATTTTCTGGAGTTTTAACAACTGTTGCAGGTGGATTAAGTGCCGTACAGGGAGCAATGGGTTTATTAGGTGCAGAATCAGAGGACGTTCAAAAAGCGTTATTAAAGGTTCAGTCAGCTATGGCATTATCGCAAGGATTATCAACAATAAAAGATAGTGCTAAAGACTTTGCAAGATTAGGAACAATAATAAAAAGCACAACATTATTTCAACAAGCATATAATTTTGTATTAGGTCAAAAGGTTGTAGTTACACAAGCTGATGTTATTGCAACAGAAGCTCAAACAGTTGCAACAGTAGAACAAGGTGCGGCAACAGTAGCAACAACAACGGCAGTAACAGGCGCAACGACTGCTATGAAAGCATTTAGGGTTGCATTAATTGCTTCGGGTATTGGTTTATTAATTGTAGCAATAGGATTAGCAGTACAAGCGTTTTCTAATTATGTAGGTGCGGCGGCAAAGGCAGAGGAGGCACAAAATAAATTAAATAAACAAATAGCTGACGGAGCTAAAACAGCTTTAGATGCAGAACAAAAATTTTTAGAAGGACAAGAAAAATTAGACATAGCAAGGGCTAAAGCTAAAGGTGCAAGTGAACAAGAGATATTTGAAATTGAGCAAAAATATAGAAAATTAAGGGCAGAATCACATCAAAGACACTACGAGGAAGTTTACGGAAAAGATGCAAAAGCAGCAGAGGAAAGCAGCGCAGAAATCAATAAAATAAATACAGATGGTCAAATAGCTGCATTAGAGAATGAAGCAAGAAAAAGAAAAGAATATCAAGAAAGAAAAGAAAAAGAGGAAAAAGAAGCAGCAGAAAAATTACAAAAAGATTTATTGCAAAGTTATGAAGACTATCTAAAACGTAGAGAATTTGCTCGTAAAAATAGCGAAGGAATATATATAGATGACATAAGAAAATTTGAACAAGAAGATGCAAACGAAAGGGATAAAAAAAGAAATGAGGAAATAGATAAAAACCTAATTGCACAAAATAAAGCAATAGCTAATATAAAACTAAACGGAGTTCAAATATTAGAAATAGATCAAGCAAATGCAGATGCAAGGAAAAGAATGGCTGAGGAGGAAAGGAATTTAAGAGTTAATGCAGCTTACGATATTGCAGATGCTACAATGGCTTTAGGATCAATAATGGGTGAACAAACAAAAGCAGGTAAGGCTTTAGGGGTTGCAGGGGCTTTGATTAATACTTATGTTGGTGCATCAGAAGTTATAAGGGCTAAGTCAACATTGCCAGAGCCATTTGGTACTATTCAAAAAATCGCGTCTGTTGCTGCTATAATAGCAACGGGTATGCGTGCAGTTAAATCAATTACTGCCGTTCAAGTTCCTGGCGGTGGTGGTGGTGGCGGTGCTTCTGTTCCTTCAATTTCATCGCAAGCACCTATTTTACCACAATTACCAAGTGCGCAAATGACACAATTAAATCAACAATCAATTAATGATTTAGGCAATCAAGCAGTCAGGGCATACGTTATTGAGACAGACGTAACAGGCAATCAGCAAAGAATGGCAGCCATAAGACAAAGAGCAAGATTTAGTTAAACGATAAATATTCACAAATAAACTATTTAAAGATATGAATACAGAGATACCTATTTATATGTTGGACATTACGGATAGCATAGAT